TTGCTTTTCGACTGGGCTTGGCGTCTGGTGAAAGACGGATCACTTCGGCTATCACCATGATGTCGTGAAGGCTATTGATCGCCTTTTCAACCGCAAAATCAGGAATGAGGTCAGCGGGGTCGCTCATGGTGCCGCCTCCTTCAAGCCGGTTAACCCGGCCTTCGCCAGCTTTTCCAGCACCTCATCGGCGGTCAGCCCCAAACTTCTCCCGAACAGTGCGAGTAGCGCCGATTCCAGCGGCGTAACCGGCACGGCAACCGTGATGTCGGGATTCTCGTTGTCCAGCAAATTCATAGCATGAGCTATAGCGTTATGGACAATGTTCGCGATCAGCCAATCGCCGACAGACTCATCGTCGCTAAAAGCGCGGTCGAAGTGGGCAAATAGCGCCTGCCGAGATTTACTGAGGGTCTCTCGCGCCGCCAGTATCCGTGAATTCAGATCAGCGGGGCGCAGGGGTAATTGGCACAACGACGAGCGGGCGCTTTCTTCAAAAGTCATGAGTCAGTCTCCAACAGGTTCAACAAGGGAACCGGCGTGGGCGCCGGGAACGAGCGGGTCTGAGAAACTGCACTTGAGAGCAGCGCACGGCCTTACGGTTCGTGCTTCCCGCCGGTTCCCGACAGGGAGAACTGGCGACGCGGGCGGAATTCGGGCGAATTCCAGGCGTAAAAAAACCATCGCTGACGGGGACGGGCAACCGCTCAAGTTCACGTTTCTCAGGCGCTTGACGGCGATTATAGGCCAGCGCCGGGGCGATGCAAGGGGCGGTCATGGGGAAACACCCGCGTCAATCAGCTTGAGAATATCCTCAACTTTCCAACAGGTAGTGCGAGGGCCAAGCTTGACGGGTTGCGGGTACTTTCCTGAACGGACACCAGCCAAAAAAGAAGCTTTGCAAATCGGCAAAATCGGCGGGATACCGTTCTTGGCGTCGCCAAAGAGTTGCTTGGCGCGAACCAAGCCGGTTTCGGGGAGAGGGTTGTTGGTAGCCACCGATGGTGCTCCTTGAGCGTTGCTAGACCAGTGGCTACCTATTTTCTACATCAAATCAGGTTTGAACAGGACAATAAATAAAAAATTTTAGCCTGATTTATTGTCCGTCCGCCTTTCTAGCAGCAAGATAACGATTGTGAGCAGAGTTCAGCGCATTTTTGACCGTATCCCACGCAACAACGCCATTAACAGGATTCGTCATCTCTAGTTGCCAATTGTTATAATTCGCTACATTGCCGACGCTATCCCAATGCCACCCAATTCCTTCCAAGGTATACCCTTGAGTTGATTGTTTTAGTATAGGAATTGGATCGAATATAAGCGCAATCCGGGCAGATTCCCGTTCATGGGGTTCTCCTGTTCCCGTAAGGATACCCGTAAGGATAAATGAACCTGGCTGAATACATTTATCCATATCTTTTTTAATTCGTTTAACGCTTCTGCCATTGTTATCTTTGTAACCAAGCTTCTTTTCCAATTCAACAACAGAATCTTTCATAGAAACATCTGCATAAATATTCCATAAACATATCAAAAATTTCTTCCATTTTTCGCCAACTTCTGGCGGTCTTCCTCTTCTTTTTTTCTCATTCATTATGGAAAATTTAACCCAACCTGTAGCAACAGGCCGCTTATTTGCATCAAATATGATTAAAGAACCGTATTCATGTCCAACTTCGTCTTTTTCACCAGTAGGGAATATTTTTAATGTATTAGTCACTTCGACGCTCTATATTTCAAACCAAGGTTGCGCCCTGAATTAACCCATCTGGGTAATCACTCCATGCGCTGCGCTGTTCCAAGCGGTCATGGAGCGGCTCCTTGAGTGGATCGGCGTTCCGTCTTCAACGGTAGTCCTTGACTGTGGTTCCAAGCCGCCAGCATGGCGTCAACCACTGGCTTGAGGGCGGTTGGGATTCTGACGGTGGTAGTGGTGCGTCCGGTTGCAGGTCGGCCTCGGCCCCGGTGGGGTTTCAGTGGGGTCTTCATGAGGTTACCTCTTGATCATTAAAATTACGGATACAGAATAATCATAAGCGGCAACCGTATCAACAGGATGTCTTGTAAAAATTCGGTAACAAAAAAATCCCCTCAACCGCCACGTCTCATCTGATTAGCGAGGTCAGTCACTACGGTTTTAATTTTTCCTAGCGGATTGGACCGATCCACGATTTCAAAAAGTTTTTGCATCGCAAGCGAGGAATAGATCGCCGTTGTGTCGGGCTTGGCATGTCCCAACAGAGCTTGCCGGATCAGCAGATCAACATCGGACTCCGCGAGTTCCGTCCCGTAGAGATGGCGATACGCATGGGGATGTCGCGACTCCATCGGAATGCCGCAACCTTGCGCATAATTTTTCAAGATGGCTGCAAACGTATCCGCCCGAATCCGGCGTTTTTCTCCGAAATGCTCACTCCCACTGACTGTAGGATTCCTCGTATTGACGAATAAAACCCGGTCGCCATTCGGCAAGGCCGGCTCGATAGTCTCCAGAAATCGATGACCTAGATAAGCGCGAAGGAGTAAGCCGACTTCCATCGGAGCCGGGACTATTCTTTCTTTTTGCCCTTTCTCTCGGAATCGAATTTTAAGCCGCTCTACTCCCTTTTGATTTTTTCCCCAAAGAAGGCTGCTTTCATTTAGTGAGACTAGCCCGCTAATTCGGCAACCCGTTCCAATCAAAACCGCCAGCATCGCGGTATCCCGCAACCCCTTGAAGGATTCAACGCCGGGGCGCATCAGCAGGGCTTGTGCGTGTTCTAATTGCGCGGGTCGGGGTATACCATAGCCGATTTTAGGACTAGGCAGGCTTTCTGCCGGATTCACTTTTAGAATCCCCACTGAAGCCAAATACTGATAGAAGCTTTTTACAGAAGCAACGGCCACTTTCCGAGTCTGAGGACGCAACTTCTCTTTATGCAGCTCAAACCCCGTCCATCGTTCGAGTTGCTCAATATTAGCAGTCAGTAGCGTACAGGGCGGGTTCAGTGCCGCCAGCCAAACCGATAGGCGGTTAATAAATCGGCCATACTTAACGACGGTTGCTAATGCCAGCCCGCGATTGTGAGCCAATTGGTTTAACCATCGGTTAATCAGCGGGTCTTGACTAAAGTCATCCCGTTCATCGCTCATAGTAAACTCCGTTGTTGATTTAAAAATGGCCGATAGTTTTCTATTCGCGATTCTTCAATAGGAAGCAGAAAACAGACAGCCAGCGCGCTCAGTGTTTCTCGAAAGCAGTACACTGCACAGTCCAATTCAAAGCGTTCGCGCCATGACAGTGAGGTGCTAGGTTTATGTACTACGCGCCAACTCAGAGTGCGAATCAGCAGGTCAAACCGACTGCCACGCGGAATGTTCAGCGCCGCCAGCGCCTGAACCTGTTCGCGTTGTAGGGCGTTCAAGGCGGCAACGGTTCAGTGTCGCCCACGGGAACCGCCAGACCTTGGGGTAGTTTTTTTTGTGTGGTTCGCTGTTTCACGATGTTGCCATACCTTCTTAATCGTTTACGGGAATTTTGTACTAATTAGATACACTTCTAATCTACCCAAGGAAACCACGTTCCACGGGGCGGCACTGTTTTTAGGTAGTTGCTGATCGCGTCTCATGGTTAGTTTAATTATCATCAAATCATATACAATTGATTTAATTATATTTTTTGTTATCAAATAATTCCTGATAATAGAGATTATCTTGAATTTCTGATTTTTATGGAAAGAAGTGAAAGGGTGGGGGTTCGGTGGCTGGCGTTGAAAGGGTGGGATCGGTAGGTAGGTACCTGAAGGTCTGCATATTTTTCAAACTATTTAAGTTTATCAGAATGTTGTAATATTAACACATTCTAATATTATGATATTCAACTAGGAGACTGACCGATGGGCGATTCCTTTATGGGTTCAACCCGACAGAACAATCCGTGGTCACAGCCCGCTGCGTTTCCGATGAACGCGCCGTCATTCGCCGATAACGCAATTGAGAAAAAACTTTCGGAAGTTCGGGCGCATTCGGGGCGGCATATTTTTTGCGATGAGATCATCGAAAGACCGAATGTGAAGCGGCTGTTGGGGCATTTCGATAAAGCGTATTGCTCGACTCTTTCCGGCGAACGGCGCGCATTAGCTGATCCCAATGGAACGCTGATTAGCGATTCAGCCCTGCCCGCTTCGGTGATGCGCGCCGTTATTCGTGAAGCTTTTAGTGACCTTCGGGCGCTCGATATTGCACAAGTTATCACTGACCCTACAATGGGCGCAACAACGCAAATTCCCTATGAAACCCGCTTGGCGGGAACTGTTATGAATGACGGCATCGTTTACGAAGGCCAAGGCATTCCACGCGCCTCGGTTCAGCAGGGCATGTGCTTGGGCTATGTTAATGCGATGAAACTGAGCTTTCTTCTCAGTAATGAAGTTGATTTTCTTTCGCGTAATAGTGAAATCAATTGGTCGGCTCTCGATAGCTTAATCGCCAGCAATGCGCGAATCCTTCGCGAACGAGTCCACATGCGACTGTGCAAAGAGCTGCAACGGGCGTCTGATGCCTACCAGGCAGTGGCGATTACCGGCGAAGATATCGCGGCGCAATTGACCGGCGCGAATTCGCTGATCAAGGCGGCGCATTGGCCGGTGGTCAGGCCGCACCAAACCCGCGATTTGCAAGGAACGGCGGTTGGCAGCGCCGAATGCCCGATCACCGTGGTCGTCAATAACACCACGCTCTCGGAATACGACGGATCGGGTACGCAGTCCGCTGGAACCTACTGGATTCTGGAGAACGCCAATTTGGGTTTTGTGCGCTTAGTGAATCAGGCCGGGGTCGCGGTCAAGCCGACGGCTTCCAGCGCCTGTACGGCGACTTATTCCTACGCGACGAATTGCAGCAAGTTCGATCTGAAACTCCCGGCAGGGGTGGCGCTGGAGAATCACTTGAACGGCGCATTGCGGGCGATTGCAGCGCAAAAATCTGAGCTTTTTAACAAGCGATTTGTGCGCCCTGATTTTCTGATCGGCGGGGCGATCCTTCTGGATCAGTTGACCAACGCCACCAGTTTTTCGATCAACGATCAGCGTGCGGGAACGGATTTGACGCAGTCGGGCGATTTGGGCGTGGTCAAGGGGATGCCGGCCTACAGCTCCAACGCGCCCAATACAGATTTTGGCAACGAGCGCGTTTTGATCGGCGAGAAAGGGACGATCACTTACGCGATTTCAAAACCTTGGAGCACTACCCCGCCGTTCGAGGCGATTGACGCTTCCGGCAAACCGACCGGCCAGCGCCAAGCCTATGGCGAGGAGTACAACGCGATTTATGTGCCGCCGCCGATCCGCTACAAACTCACCAGCGTCATCGTCTACGACTCGGACGCGCGCGCGGCGGCAACCTAATGCCAGAATCGCCATCAATCACCCTCGGCGCGCCGCTTTTGCGCACGGGCGCGTTCCAGCGTCAAGGTGAGCCGGTCATTATCGGGTTGGGGCTGCTTGAGGCGCTGGTTCGCAACTTCAAGGCCGACGCCTACGGTCAAAAGATTTTTGTGGACGTAGCCCACAACCTCGATCTGGGCGCAGCGGGTGAAATCGTCAATCTCTACACGAAAGGAGTCCTTCTATGCGCCGATATCCTTTGGACTCCCTTCGGAATGGAGGCGATTTTTAATAGAGGCTTGAAATATTTATCGGCTGAATTTAACGAAAATTTCGTTAGCAACGAGCGCCCGTATGTGGCGCACGGGCCGGTTTTGCGAGGCGCGGGTTTGGTCTTGCGCCCTGTGATGAAGGGGCTGGAAAGCCTCGAATTCGACTGAAATGTAGCTCCGTCCTATTTCCCAATTCGTTAGCTTGCCGCCCGCTTTTTTCCGCCAGGCGAACCCCTCAGCGCGCCGGGTTCAGGCGCAAACGGTCGCTGGCTTCCGTTCGCCGCTGGCGGGTCGCTCGCCTTGGGCCGGGGCCTGGCTTTGAGCGTGGCTACGTCATCCACCACCAGCGACAGTCCGGCCTGTGGTTCACCGGATTTGTTCGACCACGCCTGCACCTCAGCCCGGCCACTCACGGATAGCGTGGCATTCGCCTTCAACGTCGCCAACCACTCCCCCTGTTCGTCGAACGCAATGAGTGAACACCACACCGTTGCGCCGTCTTTGCCATCGGCTTTCAGCTTCGCCGTGGTAAAGGTCTTGCCCGATTGACTGGTTTTCACAGTGGGATTGCCGTACAGGCTCCCGGTTACTAAGCAGCGGATCATCGCACCGCCTCCCACTCACCCGCGTCAACCGCCGTCCACCGTCCCCCGGCCTTCAGCACGTCCCCGCGCCGTCCTAATTCGTGAAGCGTCGCCACGAACGATCCGTCTTTCTCTGCCCGGCACTGGCGGCGTAGTTCGTCCTCAGTGACCCCGGCAGTGCCAAAATTGCGGATGACTCGCTGGATCTTCAGCGCCAGATCGCTAGTGGGAGGCGGTAGTGACGGCTCGGTGGCGACAAGTGGAGGCATATCCACAGGGGAGGGGGGAGAGAGGGGGAGGTTGTTAGCAATGGATTTCTGACCTTTCTGACCTTTCTGACCTTTTTCCGAAAAGTCGCTATAGGGAGACTCTATAGGGGAGGTTTCCGAAAAATGGTCAGAATGCTCAGAATGCTCAGAATGCTCAGGATGAATATCCCGTAACCCGATTCCTAGCCGCTTCACACGCCCGCTGGTTCCATCGCCTCGATAATCCTTTGCAGTCAGATACCTACCAAACTTATTAGAGTTCTCTGCTTTCTTGGTATTGGATGCACACCACGCTACATAAGCCTTGTACAGATCATTGGCCCATACCTCGGCGCTCCAATGGACTACGCAGCACTCGGCGATAAACGGCCCAAACACATCCATTTCATCCCGATAGGCTTGAGTTGCGGCCTGTACCTTGGCGGGTGGTTGCAGTCCGTTCTGTTGCCAATCGAGGCATCCTTGGATCGCCCAATTGAGAATTCCGGATAATTCCGCCTCCAGTTTGTCGGCTAAATCGAGGTCTTCCCGACCTTTAAAACTCACATCGAACGGAACCAGCCGCACCCGTGACCAAATTGCATCATCGGTTCCGCGAATTTCGGGCTTGTGGTTCCCGTACATCCACGGCTTGAATTGAGGCTTGAAGGTGAACGCTTCCTGATAGAGACGGCGGCCTTCCAAGGTATCGCCGCCGGTGATGTCCTTCACCAATTGCTCATTCAGCCGGTGATCTTCGTCTACTTCGGAAGTGCAGACGAAGCGCGGGCCCGCCAGCGTCGCCGCCTTGCGCTGGTTATCGTCCTGATTTTTCGACTTCATGAAGGTATCCGCGCCCACTTTGCGACCGTAGCCGTAACTGGTTTCACCGCAATTGCCGACCAGCTTCATGATGGCTTCCACCATCGTGGTCTTCCCATTCTTCCCGCTGTTGCCGTACAGGAAGAACAGGGCGCGTTCCTTGACCACGCCGGTCAGCGACCAGCCGATGGCGCGTTGGATGAAGGCCACCATGTCCCTATCGCCAGCGAACACTTCGGAAAGAAATTGCAACCAGACCGGGCAAGCGGCGGTTGGGTCATAAACCACGGGAGAAAGGAACGTGATGAGGTCAGCGGGGTTATGTGAGCGCATTTGGCCGGTGCGTAGATCGACCGTGCCATTCTGCACATTGAACAGCCACGGATCAGTATTCAATGTTCCATATTCGATCAGCAGGGCGTGTTTGGTGAGCTTCAATCCCGACGCAATGACTCGCTCATTTTCGGATTGAACCGCCCACTTGATTAGCGCCTCAGCCCGCTCCATCAGTGATTCTCGTTTCTCGGCATCGCTTTCTTTGGACGCTAGGTGCGTAACCGCGCCCGCTTCAGCCGCAATGCGACGCGATAAGCCATCTACAAAACCAGTAGCGATAGCGCCCTCATGGGTCATGTCAGGACGCCAAAATTTACCCGTCCAAATGATCCAACCGACGCCAAGGGCGTACCATATTTTGCCTTTGTAGTAGTGGCGTATCCGGTGTGAGTTCGCTAAGTGGGTACAGGGCGAAACGGTTGGTAGGTTGGGAAGCGTGTCTCCCGTCGCCTCACTCTGATTGACTTCAGGCTTCACCGTCCGCGTCTTGCCGCCCTTCTTCCCGCGATACCCTTCCCGACAGTCGGCAATGGCCTTGCCTATCGTCATTTGGCCGTAGGTTTGCTCGCCGTGCTTCACATCCCATTTCGGGCGCATCAAACCGGACTGGCGAAACAGCCTGTCCATTTGCGCCTCGTTGCGGTTCGTCCAGAACGCCAGCGCATTGCATAAGGCCAAATCCGCTGCACTCGCATCGCCGTTGCAATTGGATAGATCGCCCGCCCAAAGCGCATCAAACGCCGATCCATTTTTAGCGCGGCTGGCCTTGTTCAGCAGGGCGGCGTCGTCCAGGTCAAGAGATGTGCCGGGGCCTTGAGTGGCTTGGCTCTCCTCTCCTGTGGACTCTTCTTTGGACTTGACCATGAACCGGCTATGCAGCCAGTCCAGCGCCGCTTGCTGTTCAGTGACCGCTGTTGCCGCGCCGTAGCGGTTGCCCGTGACCGTTAGATAGCGGTTGCTAGGGTGTGCGTAGACTTCCAGCCACTTGACCGCACCTTCACACTTGCCGGATCGTGCGGGTTTGCCGTAACACCAGATTCTCAAGCCGTCGCGGCTCGGTGAAATCTCGGTGTACGTTTCCGCGAAATGTTCCAGCACCTCAACCGCTAGCGGGTCGAGTTCACCGGTTTCCGGGTCGAAAACATGGTCGAGGTCCAGGCCGGTCAAACCGTCGGATTCCGCCAGCGCTAGCCCAATGCCACTCAGTTTGAGGCGTTCAGCCGTCGCCAGCGCGGTATCAAAATCCGACCAGGTGGATGGATCATTGGTCTTTGCCGGCAGCAGTTTGCCGTTGCTCTTGGCGTCAATCGGCGGCTTGGTTCGCTTGCCGTTGCGCTCTTGGTAGTGCCAGCAAACCCATTGGTTTAAGGCGCGAAGCTCAGAAGGGATGAAATTTTTTTCAGAATGAGCTATCTTAGTCATGCATGTATTTCCTCTTAGTCGAGTGCATGTATTTCCTTATCCGGCTCATGGCCGGGACATGGGCCGCTGGCGAGCGGCCTTTTTGTTGGGAAAAATTTCAGTTCGCAAAAAAGCCGCTTGTCTTAGCAAGCGGCTTTTTCTGTGGGTTCGTAATTTGTTAAGTTGGCAGTAATTTCAGCGGCTAGCGCCTTAATCGCAAACGCTAAACTTGCTTTTCGACTGGGCTTGGCGTCTGGTGAAAGACGGATCACTTCGGCTATCACCATGATGTCGTGAAGGCTATTGATCGCCTTTTCAACCGCAAAATCAGGAATGAGGTCAGCGGGGTCGC